CGATCGTTTTATTTAAACAGATCCCAAGCAACCCTATAAAAAAGCAATTAAATAGTATATTTAAACTAACAGGTGAATAACTACTAATATTATACTCACTGTCATTTGTATAAAAATATAGGACAATTAACGATTGCAACGGTGCTTTAATGAATCCTTTACCCATTACGGTTGGTACTAAGAATTCGCCAAGTTCGATATCATAATAGCCACAAAGTAGGCCACACATATCAAATGTGAGGTTTGGCCAAGAAGCCATTAGTAGGATGCTTGTAAATATAACATTTTTATTTGTAAAGTCTATTTTTTCTTGGACTTTATTCTTAATAGTTTCGGAGAATCTTAATATTTTTTTATTTTTGATGAAATTTAGGGTGATTTCTTCTTTATCATATTTTTTAGCTAATAAATATGGTGGGAGTTCTCCCAACGCACTACCAACCCCCCATATTATTATTATAGGCAAACATTTAAGGATTGTATTAAACATAGTGGGATTTTCAGTGTCATCATAGGTACTAATAATATATGGAAATAGGAAGAATATTCCAGTGTGAAATCCGAATCCAAGACCAATTGTAGATAATATCCCGAGTCCCAACCAATATAGCATTGTTATTATAGCTTGATTAAAATAATATAATTCGGCGTTAAGGTATACAAAAATAAAATAAGTTGTCGCTATACTTATATATAGATTAATATTTGTATAAATATAGTGGTTAAAGAGGCGTTCTAAATAGTTGTATGAATATTTAATTTCTTTAATTTTAGTTTGAATTATATTGTTAATCATAATTATTTAGTAATTAGTTGTGTTTAAATACTATTTACTTCATTTCATAATAGTTATTATTTAATAAATTAATTTAGATTAATTTATAAAAAAAAATGTATTGTTATTTTATAAATGAATAGTGTTGTGTTAGTTTCTGGTATTATTGTGTTAGTGATAAACGTCATAATTTTAATGTATGTCTTAGAATTAGAAAGAGAACAATGTAATTGTTCGGCACATTGGATGCGCGATTTAATTAAATATTGGTCGGGTGTTGTTATTGTAGTTGGTGTATTAAATTTAGTGATTCCTTCGGCAATTTCTGCATGTGTGTCAAATCCACTTTGCGCCGTATTGCATGGTTTATATGGATTAGTAGGATTTGTGTATATTATAATATTAGTGGTATACTATGTCCATCTTAATAAACAAAAAGACTGTCATTGTGCATTAGATTGGAAAAAACATTTATTGATTGTTCCAGTTATTGGGTTTTCGATTGCGTTTGGTGTAGGATTTATAAAGGGATTTAATAAAGCAACTTTAAAAAAAATTAGTAATAATGCTAAAAAATCAAACCGGAAGTAATTTAATTAAAATATAGTAGTATTATATAAAATGATGAATGGTGTTATATTAGTGTCTATGATTATAATGTTAGTTATAAATGTTATTATTTTAATGTATGTGTTAGAATTAGAAAAAGAACAATGTGGTTGTACCAAACATTGGATGCGAGATTTTATTAAATACTGGACAATTCTAATGATTGTAATTGGTGTATTATTATTAATTATACCATCTGTTATAGTTTCGTGTGTTTCAAATAACACTATATGTAAAGTATTGTATAATTTATACCAACTTATAGGATTTGTATATATGGTTGTATTAATAGTATACTATTTCCATCTTAATAGACATAGTGATTGTGCTTGTGCATTAGATTGGAAACGACATGTATTAATATGGCCAATTGTAATGTTTGGATTGGCGTTTATTCTTGGGTTTGGATCTGCGATGATTGGAAAACCGATTAATAGAATTAGAAATCGTAATATGAGTTCCTCTAAATCTTCAAGAAAATCAAACTTGAATAATTAAATTAAATTAAATTAAAATATAGTATTATTTTATAAAAATGAGTCTGGTTGGTTTAGTATTTAATGTTATAATTTTAATGTATATTTTAGAATTAGAGAAAAAAAAATGTGCGTGTTCTAAGCACTGGATGCGGGATTTTATTAAATATGTTTCTATAATTATGATTGTATTAAGTTTAATAATCGCATTTATTCCAAATTTTATTAAATCATGTAAAACTAATGTATTATGTAAATCATTATTTGGACTGTATGGAATAATTGGATTAATATATGTTATAGTATTGGTTGTATACTATTTCCATATTCAAAAAAAAACTAATTGCGAATGCTCCTTAAATTGGAAGCGGCACGCACTACTTTATCCATTATTTGGTGGTATATTAGTTATAGTATTTCTTATCATTTTGATTATCATATTAGGAGGTAACAATTCATTTAAAAATAAAAAAGTCAGTTTTAACATCTTCTCTTCCAAAAAATTATCTCGGAAGTAATTTACGTTTAACAAATGAATATAGGTTAATATCGTAGTCTAAATTAATATTTAATTTTTTACATTCGTTTTTAATAAATTGAAACAATTTTTTGTTTATAATCATATATATAACTAAAAAGACAACTAAATAAAGCATTTGCTATATAAATATATAAATATTTAAAGAATTAAATCATTAATCATATATAATGACAAATTTCGTGTATGGATTATTTATTGGATTATTTTGTAATGTTTACAGCAATGATGTAATATTCATGGTTGATTCATCTAAATCTATTTTTGGTTCGGAAAGTTGTGAATACAGTCATCTAATACAGAATTTTACAAGTGATTTTGTATCTAATTTAGATTTGTGTGGTGATATAAATTATATGTCGGTTCAATATAGTTCGAATGGTTATATAGATTTCCCATTTAGCAGTAATAATAGTGATGTGTATCATAAAATGAAACATTATGATTTTAGATATGGCGCACCCACATTAATTCATAAAGGGTTAGAAAAAGTTACAGAATCGTATGATACGGCTATTAATTCAACCGAACCAACTTATTTTGTATTGATAACCGACGGCGAAACACTTAACAAAGCGGATTTTCAGTCCGCCTTAACACAGCATCCATTTAATTCTACTAATTTTAATATTATATTAATTAAAATTGGAGATCATATACTGGATAATACAATAGTGTTAGATGTGTTTAATAATAGTGTCATCCATTTTTTAACGTGTGATATTAATCCGCTTGAACATATACTAAATAATACTAATATTTGTTCAACAACCACATCTACTACCGAAACCGAAACATCCACATCTGCCACCGAAACATCAACAACAAACAATGAAACTGAAACATCAACAACAAACAATGAAACTGAAACATCAACAACAAACAATGAAACTGAAACATCCACATCCACATCTGCCACTGAAACTGAAACAACAACAAACAATGAAACTGAAACGTCAACACCTAAGACGACTACTGATATGACAAATAGTAGAACGAATAGTTCAATTCCACCAATTAATTCTACAAATAGTACAATATCATGTGGAAATAATTCTAATCCCAATTATAATAGTCATGTAATTAGTATTATTTATAAAATATTAGTGTATGTTACAGCTGGTATAATTTTTTTATTTTCAGTTGTGGTATGTGTGTGTTTATGTTTGAATAAAACAGATAAAAAAATTAATCCTAAACCAAGTATAGATATAGAATTGCCAGAGCGATTGCATATAAATGCTACACCAATATTTGGTAGAAGTTTACGGAATGAAATATATAATTCTGTAAATGTTAATTGTAATAGTGATGAGTATATAGAAGTTGCTGACTCATTAGATGATGGGGATAATGTAGCACATAGTTATAATTATTTAAAAGCTAATAATTCGACAAGGAGTACAGATTTTTAACCTTTTTCCTAAAAAGAAACTTTTTCAAAAAAGGTTAGAATATTTTTCGAGTATTGTTTATATATTGTTACATCCTGGTTGGTTAGTTTTTGTTTATTTTTTATTATTTCACGATCAAAACATTTGATTTTATGTTTTATAGTTTCAATAAACTGTTTTAATGGGAATTTCCCGGTAAGCATATATTTGTGAACAATGATATATTTTAAAATAGTGTTAATAATATTCAATCTTTCACTGGTCGGGTCAGTTTCATTGATTAAATGAAACTTAGTTATCAGAGATTTAATATCATAACAGTAGGTTTTCAATTTAAGTTTATCATCATCCGATAATATTCTTTTCCTTAACACCATATTATCATATGGTGTTCTACATAAGGGGCATGTTGTTGTTTCGCATAATGATAGACATTTATGATGTAATCGATGACCACACTCCAATTCTCTATAGATTTTACCATTTTTGTTCAAACAAATAGCACAATCAGTCATATTTTAAATCAGTGGGTTGTAGTAGGTTGTATGTTAATATACTTTGTAAAATGAAGGATATAAAATCAATTTTGTCAAACCATAGACTACTTCTAAGATACGCTAGTCTACAAAAATAACTGACAAATAAAACCAAGTATAGTTACCGAAACTGGGAAATAATGTTGAAGTTATTCATAATATTAATATTATTCCAATGTTTGGAATGAGTATAAAAATGAAATATATGAGGCAAATTATTCGAATAATTGCGAGTATAGAAGTAGATGATTTATCAAGAAATAGATGTTGAAGTAACTCAATGGTGGGAAAAAGGAGATAAAAATATATGTCTAAGGAAGTAAGAATTCCAGAAAATTCTGTTAATTATAGAGAAACTGTATCTAAAGGATGGAGACGTTATAATAAATTTACATTTCCAAAATATAATGAAGATTTCTATACTATTAATTTTATTCCAAATAAAAATGCTGATAAACCAAGATATTCTTTACATTTTTAAAAAGTATTTTGAAAAAATAAAATTGATTATTGAACTTAAAAATAATTTAAATTAAATAAGTAATGAATCAAACAACCGGATTAAAAAGAAAAACAACAGATAAATTTTATACTTCTAATATAGCAGTAGAAAAATGTATGGAACACATTTCTAATAATATTGAAATAAAAGACGATGATTTATGTATTGAGCCGAGTGCAGGTAATGGATCATTTATACCACACATAAAATCTGTATTTACCTTCTATAAATTTTATGATTTAGAACCAGAGCATGATGAAATTGTTAAACAAGATTATTTAGAATTTGATTATAATGTATTAAACGAGTTAAACACAATTAAGAAACATGTAATAGGAAATCCACCATTTGGTCGTCAATCATCATTAGCCATAACATTTATTAAAAAGTCGTGTTTGTTTTGTGATACTCTATCATTTATATTACCTAAAAGTTTCAAAAAAGACAGTATGAAAAAACATTTTCCGTTAAACTTTCATTTAGCAGTTGAATATGATTTACCAGTTAATTCGTTTATTGTAGATAATAAGGAATATGATGTTCCGTGCGTATTTCAAATTTGGATAAAAAAAGATATAAATCGTAATATTCCTAAAAAATTGGTGCCAAATAAATATAAATTTGTAAAAAAAGAAGCAACTCCCGATATATCTTTTAGACGTGTTGGAGTAAATGCTGGTAATATTGATAAGATGACCGAAAATAAATCTGCTCAATCACACTATTTTATAAAATTTGATGACCCGTTAACAGATGAATTATTCAAAAAAATGACAAAAATTAATTATCCTGGTAAAGATAATACAGTCGGACCAAAATCAATATCAAAACCGGAATTAATTAAAGAATTTAATGTGTTCTTTTAATGGAATTTTCCCAGTTGGAAATTCATCTAATAAATCACTTCCTTTTACAAATCTAATTTTTATTTCCGGGAAATTAATATTAGATATTATACAGAATATCATTTTTTTACTTTTTTCTTCGAACACTTCTTTATTGAATGATCTACCTTGTCCTAACATATTTGATGGACAATAATTGCATCCACGTTTAGTAAACGTTTTTTCATCATACACTATTTCTGGATAATGTTTATCGGTAAAATCATAACTTTTACATCCTGTGACATGGATTAATGGGTAATTCTCGGCAATCCATACTTCTATAAAATGTGAAAATGGACGACCATCTTTTAAAATATCAGCACACACTTCCTTCGATAAATTCCCAAATGTATAATTTTTAATTAAATGTGTAAATGTTTTGTTAAGTTCAACACTACATAAAGAAGTCATTTATTATTTAATATATTATTAATAATATATTAAATAATAAATCAATTTTTAATTAAATATGTAAATGTTTTGTTAAGTTCAACACGTCATAAAGAAGATATTTATTATTAATAATATATTAAATAATAAATCATTTTTTAATTAAATTAGAGTTTAAATAGATTATAAATAGTCATTTTTTTAATATATCTATAAAAGTTTCTAAAAATATATCAATTTCTTTTTTTTTTATAGTTAAGGGTGGTAGAAGTCTAATATACTGATTATTATTACCGGCAACTAACACTAATATATTTCGGTCGCGCAATTTATTCACGATATCTGATGTAATGGTATCCTTAAATTGAATCCCGATCATTAGACCATATTGTCTTATTTCTTGGATTAGTTCTAAATCTTTTAATGCGTTATTAATGTAGGTTCCATATTCAGTCACATTCTGTTGTAGAACCGGATTATTTAAAACATCAATTGTAGCAGAAGCCGCGGCGCTTGAAATAGCATTACCACCATAGGTGCCGCCTAATAGACCTGGCGATAAATTGTTCATTATTTCGGATGATGAGACTACACCAGCAATAGGATAACCACTACCAATTCCTTTTGCGAATGTTATAATATCAGGTTCTATATTTTTTTGTGTAAAATTCCACCATGAACCGGTTCGGAATGCTCCACATTGAACCTCATCAGCTATAAGCATAATATTATTTTCATTACATATTTTTTCAGCATATTTAAGAAATTCTTGATTAATAGATTTAACACCACCTTCACCCTGCACCGATTCAAAAATTATAGCAGCGGTGTCTTCGGGTGCGGATTGGAACATTAATAATATATCTAATGATTCTTTTGTATCATCACTACAAAAATACGTATTTGATAAAAGCGGGGCAATACCTCGTTTACAATTTAAATTTGAACTTGTAATAGATAATGCCCCGATGGTTCGTCCATGAAACCCACCATTTATAGAAATAATATTTGATTTTTTAGTATAATTTCGTGCGATTTTTATAGCATTGTCTGTGGCTTCCGAACCTGTACTAACATAAAAAATAGTATCTAATTTTTTATTAGGCATTATTTTAAGTATTTTTTCAGTTAATTCTATTTGTATTGGGTGGGATTTGTATATTTGTTGCGGCATATGAACGTAGCTTTCAAGTTGAAGCTTAACTTTTTCAACTACTTTGGGATGATTATGTCCAGTACTAAGAGCACCTATACCAGAAGTTAAATCTAAATATTTTGACGATTCAGTAAAAATATACGAACCGTTTGCACCTATTGGTAGAATAGTATGATGTAATTTTGAAATAGATTTAGGAATATGATTTAATATATTCATAAATAATACTAAGAATTTAAAATATCTTTAAATATTTATATAGAATTAATATTAGGATAAAATAGTAGGCTATTTAGGGGAACATAAATAGTCTTCACCTGAAATTTTCTTAACTTTATAATTTATTTTTCGCATAAAAGCTAAGAATTCTTTTTGTCTTTTGGGTCTATTCCACACTTCTATTAAAATTTTAGGTCGGTTTCGGTTAATTGTGTTTAATGCGCCTTCTAAGACAGAGATTTCATGTCCTTCAACATCTATTTTCATAATAGAAATATTTTTAAAATTGTATGAATCGAGAGGACGCATTTTAACATTATAATTACTATTCCAACTATTAATTGATTTATTTTTTTCAGTACAAATTGTAGAACCACCCGTATTATCACTACAAAATTGTATAGAACCTGACTTATTTGATAGTGCTATATTATAAACTTTTACATTTTTAATGTTGTTTGCTTTGATGCTTGATTTTATGGTGTCGCAGGCCCAAGGTTGCGGTTCAAACGAATACACTGTTCCATTACCCTTAGAACTTATATCCGATAATGCTAATGTATGTGTTCCTATAAATGCTCCAATATCAATTACATTTGTATTAGGACGTGCATTATCATATAATAGTTTAGATATATGTTTTTCCCAAGATCCATTTTTCAAATGTCTCCGAACAACCGCACTTCTAAGAGTATTCGATGTATTTGGAACACACATTTTTTTAATAGATTTTGGGAACTTAATATTTCTCCAAACACTTTTTACTTTTCTCGACTTCATTAATATTAAGAAAGATTTATTTTTTGTCTAATCTTTTTCAAAAAAGATTGAATAAAAAATAATAGTAATCTTTTTCAAAAAAGATTGAATAAAAAATAATAGTAATCTTTTAGATACTAGGTAAAATATTATTATATAATTTGATATAGATTTAGGAGTATGTTTCAATAGTACAACAGCCAAAAATAAAATAAATAATACATGTAATAGATATTATTCAATACTTAAATAAGCTAAGTTCAGTTCATTAAATTTTTCTAAACAATTAGATAAATCTATATGTTGTTTAATATAGCGTTGTTTAAAAGATGTCATAACCATTTCTATATTGTAGTTAATATAATATTGTTCATCATCCAGATGTATATTAAATGAATTTATAAGTTTTGTATCCAGTATCATACATAGGTTATTTATACCTTCTGTATAAAGTTCAGTTATTAATTGTCTTGATTTAATAGATGTTCCATTTCCATAATTTTCATTTGCTCGGTCCTTATAGTCTTGTAATAATAATTTTACTTCATCTGTAATTATTGTTAAAGAACTTGCTATAATATTTTTATATATAGAATCGGTGACAGCGGTTTTATCGGTTTTAACATCTTTTAATATAGTATTTAATTCTAATTCATATTCTTTAATATTATCACAATCATATGTGTCTGGATATATTTGTTGAATTAATTTACACATATTACCATCGTTAATACATGTAATATCGTGTGATTTTGTTTTATTAATAGAACAATTTAATTTAGTTATGTAAGGTGAAATTTGGTTTAAAAATGAAGTGTGGATTTCATGGATAATATTTTCATTAATATCATATTTTATATTATTACTCGATACGTGAACTAATTTTTTTACAATAGCTGTAGAAGTTGAACCATGTACATCAATACAAGATTCTTTGATGGGTTCTAAGTTTTTTTTAATAATTTTAGTAGTGTCTAAAGTAAATAATGGACCAGTTATTTTCATATCATCCTCTAAAATACTATATTTTAATTTGATATCTTTAATTAATTGTTCGAATTCATGTTCAATTAAATTTATTGTATATTCTTTAATCTCCTTTGTCGGTCTGTTAATATAATCGTCAAAATTCCTATATAATTTGGAAATAATTTTTTTAAATTCCGATTTTAATTTAATATTTCTATATTTTATTATATCACATATGGTAGAGTTTAATAATTCGATATTTGATAGTGATTTACGTAATTCGGATGAAGTCATAACAATATGAATATCATCATTAGTGATATTTCTTATCGATAATGATTCGTTATCCATAATTTTTTGTTTCAAACTACGAGTTATATCCATAATATTTTTGTTAAATATTCGCTCGATTTTGCCTGAATTATATTCTTTATCAGCACCATCACTATCATCATCACTACCATCACCAGCAGCAGCAGCACCATCACTATCACTATCACTATCACTATCAGCACTATCACCATCAGCACTATCACTATCACTATCACTATCAGCACTATCACTATCAATACTATTACCAGACCGTAATTGTGATTTTATTTCCTTAAATTTTTGATCAGATTTTGTCCCAACAATTAATATATCTTTTATATTATTTCTAATAATAGAATTTATTATATATGTGTTTAAAGTTTTATCAATAAAGTCATCTGATGTAATACGTTGACAATCATCAATTAGAGCAATAATATTTGTGTGTTCATCTAAATATTTTTCGGTTCGTTTAATTCTATATTGACATGTGTCATTTAATCCAGGCAAATCGACCAATGTTACTTTGTTTAAAATGTCGCATGGTAAGTATATTTTAATATTTTTAATCAATGGTAATATTTTAAATGAAAATCCTTCAGTTGTAAGTTTATGTTTTTTTTTATAAAACGATAGTGCTTTTGATAAAGGTTTATTATTAATATAATCTGATGGGTATTTTTTATTAAAACTTACTTTTTCTTTAACCAATAATTCTATTAATTCACCTAAATTTTCATCCCATTTAATATTAAAGTGTAATTCATCCATTTTATCTTTACTAATTAAAATATCTTTTTTACAATCTTCGTCTATTGTATTCAAATCTTCATATTCTATTTCAAACCTGGCAGTTTCGCCATAAAATAATTCATATGGACAACTGGTAACTGCCCCACCACCTTTAGAAAATGTATCTAATAAATTTGGTTTTTTTAATAATTTATTAATTAATGAAGATTTACCATCGCCAGATTTACCTAATAATGAAATTCGTGGAATATGATTCATTTCAATACATAAGTTATTTAAAATGTCATAGTCACATTTATCCATAATAATATCTGGTATTAGGTCTTGTAATTCTACTAATATATTAACAATTTGTAGATGTTTATTATTTACACAATTTACACCCCTTTCATCAGACATTGTAGATATACCGTTCATTGATGTAATAGACATAATTAATGGAAATATTAATATAAATAAATAATCAATTTTTAATTTAAAATAATTCTTTTAAAATTTCAAGGGGTATTGCCCCGTGTTCTAATATTTTTTTATGGAATTCCTTAGATGAATTATTTTTAGTGTTTAAATCTGATTTAAAGTGTTTTTTTAGGTCTAATATAATGCGTTCGCCTATTTTATAGGATAATGCTTGACTCGGTAATGCTATATACCTTAAAATTTGGTCATGTATTTTAGAATCAGTATCAAAACTATATTTTTTATAATAATTAAATGTTTTAGTGTAAGACCATCCGTAGTAATGAATTCCCGTATCAACGACTAGTCTTAAAGCGCGGATCATTTCTAAAACAAGTTTACCATAATAGCTTTCATATGTTTTATATTTACCGAGATTTTCACAATATAACGCCCATCCTTCTTGATAGGCATCATTCGGGTAACATTTAAGAAACAATGGTATTTTGACACTTTCATTAACATAGGTAATTTGGTAATGATGACCTGGATTAGCTTCATGCAACGTGAGAGATTCTATTTCAATCTTATTATTTTCTTTAATATTTTTAAGATTAATGTAGAATTTTCCGGGGCGTGTTTGTTCTAAATCACCTCCCATATAATAGGCTTCTGCCGAAAAATCTTCATTGGATTTAGGAACCGGTATAATTTGACATTTACCTTTAATGTTGTTATAAAATTGCGTTTTCATTATAGTATTATTAATAGACTTAAGTTCATTCTTATAGTTATCCAATACATCAGATTTAGATTTAAAATTAAGGTCTCTACGTTTAGACAACCAACTATTAAATTGTTTTAGTGTCCCCTTAAATTCTAATTTATCTTTTATTTTATACATTTCTTCATATATACGTTTAACTTCGGATACTCCATATTCATGAATACTACCCACTGTAATATCTTTTAAAGTAGTGGAACTTTTTACTAGGTATTTATATTCTTTTATTCCATTTGGTAGTCCAACCATTCCTATACTAGTTCTTGATTTAGGTAAATATTCAGTTTTTAAAAATGTGCTTAATGTTCTTAATGGGGGGACAAATATGGAGGCACATTTAGCATTAAAATCAAATTTTAGTTTAAAATTAATTGAATTATTTAAATATGATTTATTAGTAAGTAATTTTGCTATTTGTGAAATAAGTTTTTCAACTAATAGTTTAGGTAATGTATATTTTAATACGATTCCCTTTTTCATATTATAAATAATTGAATCTACTATTTCACTAAAATTACACATTTTAGTGATAAAATCGGTGTAATCTTGTTGTTTATTAAAAGTGTAAATACCTTCACCACTCGCCATTTCAAGAATATAATATAATATGTTTTCTTGATGGTTTATAGGTGTTAATTCAAAATTATATTTATACGATTCAAGCACATCATTACAAATATAAATTAGTGTTTTATCATATATATTAGGGTTTTTCTTTTTATATAATATTTTCAAATATTTGGTATGTAATTCCTTTTGTTTTTCGATGTTATCTAAAGATAGTGGATTTTCCATTCTGTTTTTTAAATGTTTATAATCGCTTATATTTAAACAATCATATAAAGATGGTGTTATATTAATGTATTCATCGAAATATGTATCATATAGTTTCATAATATATATATATAATTAAAATATTTAAGTATTTAGTAATAAATAATGTATATGGATAAACTTTACTACAATTATGAAGATATTACAAAGTTAATTGAAAAAAATGTTAGTAAAATCACGGATTATAATCCGGATATTGTTATCGCAATTGGTGGGGGTGGATTAATTCCAAGCAGAATAATTCGCAATTATATAAATAAACCTATATATGTGGTTACGGTATCTTTATACGATGATACTTTAAAAAAAGCAGAGGTGAATGTGTTGCAATGGATCACTCTAAATTTAAAAGATAAAAAAGTTCTTATAATAGATGAAATCGATGATACTAGACAAACATTAGGGTTTTGTGTGGAGCGTTTAAAATCGCTCAATAATGCTAAAAATATAGGAATATTTGTATTACAAAATAAAATTAAATCGAAATCGTGCGAGTTTGATGATGATATACATTATATGTCTTGTGAAAATATAGATGATAGCTGGGTCGTTTATCCATGGGACAATTAATTTTATTTTATTTTTTTTAATTTTATTTAATTTTATTTTATTTTATAAATATATTGTATATGAAATATTATAATATTATATTAAAATTTATATATGATAATAACGACCATAAAAAATTAAACCTAAATAAGAATGACCAATATAATTTTATTAAATCTAAAATAACAAATATTATAGAAGATTTAACATATTATCAATTTGTATATGATGTATCTAATATTTCTTTTAATAAAAATATGGAACTAAGTTTTATTTTAAACATTAAAGAATCTATATCGGATAGTTTATTGGACGATGCGTTTCAAAAAACATCCAATATTAATGACGCTGATATCAAATCAAATATAAACGATTCCATACGTGCATCTAATAAATCAGACCTTATATATCATTTATCAAATAGTGAATTATTTGGATTATTTACTATATCAATTAAAAGTATAAAACCAGCATCCAGTATAAAACCAACAAATTCGAATCTAATTTCACCACCACCACAAACTCAAATTAGAAAAACGCCATCTGGATACTCATATAATAGTATACAGACTGATATTAAATGTAAGTTTAAAGGTACGGAACCGAGTCCTAAGGGTTTGGGGTTATGTGCTAGAATGTTAATAGAAGGCGAAAAATCAAAGGGTTTAGATGGAAATATATGGATTAAAAGTGGTGGTCGTTGGGTAAAATATAAAAAGTTATCTAAATATAACACTATAAAAAAAATACCAACCCTTAAAGTTAAAAAGTCTTTAATAGATAAAACGCGCGAATATACATTACAATTAAAATTAGTGTTAGATAAAGGTGAAGTAATGCCAAATCCTATAAAATCTAAACTATTTTTAAATTCTAAAATAAAAAGTATTATGAATAATCTAATTGATGTCCACATTCAAGACAATGTTACTATTAATATTAATATGCGAAATGCTATAATTTTATATAAATTTCATTATACTAAAACACAATTAGATAAAAATAAAGTGTATTATAATGAAGCTGTTCGTGATACAGAAGGTAATTTAGAACTCGATACCGATGATTTTATAAGAACAATTTATGATAGTAAATTGGTAGATGGTAAATTAAAAGGCTTTAAAACACATAAAAAATGGAATTTAGATGACTATTGGAAAGATATTAAACTATTAGTGAAACGAGCGACCCCCTCGAAACCATCTAGTAAAAAGGTATGTCCCACTGGTAAAGTATTAAATCCGGTTACAAATAGATGTGTTAAATCAGCGACCCCCTCGAACCGAGTGAAAGTAGTTAAACCATCGACCCCCTCGAAACCATCTAGTAAAAAGGTATGTCCCACTGGTAAAGTATTAAATCCGGTTACAAATAGATGTGTTAAATCAGCGACCCCCTCGAACCGAGTGAAAGTAGTTAAACCATCGACCCCCTCGAAACAATCGAGTAAAAAGGTATGTCCCACTGGTAAAGTATTAAATCCGGTTACAAATAGATGTGTTAAATCAGCGACCCCCTCGAACCGAGTGAAAGTAGTTAAACCATCGACCCCCTCGAAACCAGCTAAATTAACTTTAAAGATAAATGGTATTATGTTAGCACATACATTTAAGGATCATAAATCGGGTAAGATTAGGGCTGCACCAAACGGTTATACTAAAGCACCCGATGGATGGTATGCTTCCGAAAAATACGATGGGTATAGGGCGATATGGAATGGTAAAGATTTTGTGTCACGAAATGGAAATATTTTTCTAGCACCGAAGTCGTTTAAACGGTGGTTACCAGAGGATACAGCATTAGATGGCGAATTATTTATTGGACGCGAATCATTTGAGAAACATGGATTACTTAGAAGGAAAGATGTAGCAGAAAACGCATGGGAGAAAGCAAAGGTTAAATATCAAATATTTGATTCACCGAGTATTGATGGAGATTTTGAAGTTAGACAATCTAAAATAAAGAAAATAATAAGTGATAGTTGTAAAAATAATAAAGGTGTATGTCCTTTAAAATATACTACACAAAAAAAGATTAAAAATGAATTGGAATTATATAATATGTTTGATAAATTAGTGGGAAAGGGTGCCGAAGGAATAATGTTAAGATCACCACATAGTCCATATGAGGGAAAACGAAGCAGTCATTTATTAAAAGTAAAACAACTATTCGACGATGAATGTAAAATTGTTGGACATAATAAAGGAACTGGGAAATATTCTAATATGTTAGGTGCGTTTAAATGTGAATTAATTAAAAATCCTAAAATAAAATTTAATATTTCTGGAATGGACGATTCTATACGCACTAATTATTTGAAGACGCACCCAATAGGAACAACCGTAACATTTACTTATATGGGATTATCGGCTAAGGGTGTTCCTAGACATCCAAATTACTTAAGGATTCGGAAATGAGTTACCACACGTTCCTATTAAATATACACCCACAAGTATACATAATATACCAATAAGTCCCTTGGGGATAATGGGTGATCCAAGGAAAAAATAGGATAATATTAATGAGAATAGGCATGTAGTGCTTATAATTGCCACGGTATATCCTATATTTTTCGATATTGTAAAGGTGTATATTATAGTAATTAATGCTAAAAACCCACAAATACCTGAAAGAATAATAGCATATCTTGTATTATCAAATTTTATTTTTAATATATCTTTAATTTTATCTTTGTTTAACAACAATTTTAAAGGTCTAAAACCTAAATAAATAAGTAGAATAATAATACACGAAATATATATTATACCATGACTCCAAAAGATATATTCAAAATTAGAGGTTCCTTTATCTAATGAGTATTTTGCTAATATATCCGAAAAACTAAGAAGTAGTGCACTTAAAAGAGCAAAAAATATATACATATAGTTAACCTATATTATTTTACAATAATTTTAATTATTTTACAATAATTTTAATTATTTTCTGTGTTTATATTATAAAATGAGTGGAAATGGAAAAAATGAAAATGAAAATATAATTAATATAACTAGTATAACAAAAAAACGTAATGCCCCACCTTCGTATGATGAAATGGTCGCCCAGGACGCCCAGGACGACCCAGTTGAATCGGAGGACCCAACCACCTTAAAAGAATTGCCGAAAGTTCTGACCATAGAGGATGAGGATGAGGATGATGAATCGGAGGACCCAACCACCTTGAAAAAATCGCCGAAAGTTCTGACCATAGAGGATGAGGATGAGGATGAGGATGAGGATGAGGATG